ACCGGCTCGCCCGCCGAGGTGCCATAGATCTTGTCGAGCAGGCAGCTGGGATTCGCGCTCAGAATGTCGTCCTGCCGGCTCGCGCCGTCAGTGGTCGCGCCAGCGGAGTTCCAGTTGCTGTTCCCGACGAACCCGATCAGCCGGTTGTTGCTCTGCGAGCCGAGCAGGAGCGTCCGCACGTCGTCGAGGTACTGACAGATCTTGTTCCACTCCGCGGCGGTGATGTTCTTCGACGGGTCATCGAGGCCGGACAGGGGCTTCTTGTCGCTCTTGGGGAACGGCAGCGGGAGGTTGTCGGTGACGAAATTCTGCGGCATCACTTCCCCTTGAGCACCGTGGTGCCCTGTGGCCATGTCGGCGGCCCAGCGAAAAGAGCGGTGAGCTTCACCTTGAGCGCCGCCCCGCCGTCGTTCGCGACCGGAGTCCAGCTGTTGATCGCATCGCGCAGCGCCTCGGCCTGCGCGAGCGGCAGCAGGGGTGCCGCGCCGCCAGCGCCGTCGTGCACCACGACCTCAGTGCGCACGATGACGATGCGTCCGGTGGCCGGGCCCTGTCCGGTCGGCACCCGGCCCGAGCTCAGCACGTCGGTGATCGTCGGCATGAACTCGATCATGCCTTCCGGCACCGTGACCATCACCTCTTCGCCCAGATCCGGCACGCGCCACAGCGCGGCGGAGAGCCGGCAGGTGAGCGGGATGAGCGACGGCTGCAGCACGACCTCAACGAGTACATCGGTGTCGGTGACCTCGAAGTGCGAGACGCCGTCCTCGGGCGCGGCCACCAAGCCGATCGAGCACCACAGGCGCTGGTCGGAGAACGCCTTGCGCATGTCGGTCAGGTCGAGCTTCTTGCTCGCGCGCCGGCCGCGGAACGGGGCGGTGATCTTCACTTCTGCCACCGCTTCCGCTGCGCGTCCTCGTACTGCTGGCTCCAGCCCACCGGCTTGCCGTCGCCACCGCGCAGCGTCTGCCGCTTCGTGGCGAGCGTCGGCGGGGCCACAGCGCCGCTGTCTGGGCGGATGCCGTCCACCACCATGAAGTCCTGCAGCTCCATCTCGATCGAGATGCCGCTGTCGACGTCGTACTCGAACGTTCCTTCTTTGAAACGCATCGGCCGGGTCAAGCCCTGGAGGATCGCGTAGTGCTTGACGATGGTCGCCGCGACGCTCGACTGGTACCCGCGCGCCTCGAGATGCCGCTGCTTGACCGCCGGCTCGAGGCCGCTCGACAACATTTCGAGGTTGAACTCGTCCCATTCGACGGTGACCGCGTCACCCGCCGCGATGTCGAGGATGTTGATGCCGTGCAGGTCTTTCAGGTCGCGCGTCTTCGCGATGAGCACGCGCTCTGCCTTGCCCAGCAGGTTGTAGCGGTTCTCGGCGATGCGCTGGAGCGTGGCCTGATCGGTGATGCCGTGAACATCGACGATCTGATACTCGTCGCGCTCGCGCACCGTGGTCTTGACCTTGCCTTTTTTGGAGACGCTGGTGCTCTCCTTGATTCGTCGCTTGAAGGTAAACCCGCCGCGCTTCTTGCCGCCGCTGCCCTTGGCCTTGAACACGCCGCTGCGGTCGATCGTGCCCGACGGGTGCTCGGCGGTGAGCGTGCCCTTGCCCGGAACGTACGAGCGGACCACGATCGTCGGCGCCTGTTCCTTGCCGAGGTGGCGCCGCATCGTCAGGTGCTCGAGATTCCGCCCCCAGGCCATGCGGCGGATCTGCGAGACGTCCTTGTCGGTGATGGTCTTCGGACGGCTGATCACCACGTCGAGGCCGTCCACGAAACAGATGAACCCGTAGCGCTCGACGAGCTTGTAGATCACGTCCCAGTAGCTGGTCTCTTGCTTGACCGGGATCCCGCGCTTGACGTTGGTCGCCACCTCGCTGTGCACGATCGGCAGCGTCGCGACGTCGACGCCGCGCACCACGCTCGCGAGTTGACCATCAGGATCCGCTTCAGCTAGGAGCTCTCCGACGATCAAGTCCAGCCGCTTGCCGACCGGGATCCGCCGCGCGGTGCCGTTCTCGTTCGGCGGAAACTGCACCTGCGCGAGGTACGCGGTGTAGTCCTGCCCCTTGATGGTGACCCACTTCCCGTTCTCGCTGAGCTCGAGGTCGACGTCATCGAACGGGCCGACGATGCGCGGCTTGTTGCCGAGGGTGAACACGTCGCGCGCGGCGTCGGTGCCCAGCTCCAGGCTGAGCGTCTGCACGGCATCGCGGGGCCGCGTGGCGCCGGGGTCGGCCGAGCTGAACGGGTGCTGGCGGTCGAGCACGCGCTGCTGGTCGGCGTTGCCGGCGTGCTCGAACAGGAAGATCTCCGCCGCGCCGGCGCGGATGATCTGCGGGTCGAAGGGCAGGTCCAACACGTCGAAAATGAGCTCGAAGCTGTCGGCCTGCTTGTAGCTGTTCACGTGAATCGTGACGTTCTTGGGGACGATCGGGATGACCTGGATCTCGCTGTCGCGCGCGGTGTCGCCGAATCCGTCGAGGATGACCTGCAGGATCGCGCGCGCCTGCGGGCGGTAGATGCGGGCGTGCGCGTCGCGCTGCGCATCGCCCACGGCCGCGGCGACCACGCGCTGCGCGGAGGCGGTCGGGCCTGGCATCTACGCGGCCCCCCACAGGTGCGCGTGCCCAATGATGAGATCGAGCCATCGATCGTATTCGGCGACGTCGATCTTGCCGTCGAGCCCTCGGCACGCGTTGGCCAGGCCGCGATAGTGCGCCGATCGATTCTGCTGCGACGTGTTCGTGATGCCGGGGCGCACCTCGAACGCGAACCAGACGCGCCAGCCCGGCATCAGACGTTACCCCGCTCGGGGATGATGAGCGTCTCCGACCCGGTCATGACGAACGTGTGCAGCGCGTTCCGCTCGTGGATCAGCGCCCACGCGTGCGGGGTGCCGTAGAACTTGCGGGCGATGCCGTAGAGGTGCTCGCCGGCCTGGGGCCGGTAGAGGCGCACGGCGTCCGGCTCGGCGTGCTCGGTGGCCGCGGCGTCGCCGTCGATCGACGAGCCGGCCACGATGCGCGCGGTGTAGCGCAGCGAGCGCGACCAGTCCTCGAAGTCGAGCACGTTCGCCGCGGTCCGCTCGGTCATGTCGAGGTCGGCGCGGATCGGCGCGAGCCGGACCAGCAAGTCGGACGCCGCGCCACGCATCGAGCGAAACTGCGTGGCGATGCGCGAGAAGACGTCCACGTTGGTCGTGATGGGCGCGAGCACGCTCTGGTCGATGCTCGCCGCGAGCGATTCGCGGAACGCGGTCATGTTCACGAGCACTTTGGTGACGTCGTCGGCGAGCGTCCCGCCAAGCACGTTCCGCGGAGCGAGCGCATCCGCGTCTAGCGCCGCCTGCACCGACAGGTCGACCTTGTCCAGCGAGGTCAGCGCGTCGTTCGGCGTGGTCGGGACGCGGGTCTGGTCGCTCTCCTGGGGCTCGTTGTAGACGTCGAGCGTGAACTTGTAGTCGATGTCCCACAGCCGCTGCACCGGACAGTCGTAGTCGGTGATGATCCCCTCGTACGCGATGTCCCCGTACTGCGCGCGCACGATGCGGCCCCGCTTGCACATCGCGACGAAGCGCCTCCACTCGAAGCGCGCGTAGCCGTCGCCGTTGTAGCGGTCATCCCAGCGGCCTGAGAACGTGTGCGGCTTGTGGATGTGGCCGAGCACCTGCACCGCCGGGATTACCGCGTTTGGGTAATTCGTGCGCACGGTCCGCTGCTGGCCCCCGATGCCCCAGGGCTTGATCGGGCACGCCTTCGCGCCGCCGCCCTTGGTGCCGTCGAACGGGGTCTTGGAGATCGGATCGGCGGTCCACTCGAAGCGCGCGAGGTCGTCCGCGCTCGATGGGTCGCCACCGTCGGCGATCTCCTGCAGGGTGAAGACGTGCTCGGCCATCACCCCTCGCGGATCGCGTGAAACGCGCTCGAGGGGTTCTTGGCCGCGTCGCGGAATTGCTCGATCAGCCCGAACGCGATGCGGTCCGGGTCGTCGCTCTGCACCTCGATGCGCGCGATGTGGACGTTCACGTTCGGCTTGTCCGCGAGCGCGTTGTGCTTGCCGGTGGGGTCCTCGGTGGCCTTGCGCATGATGTCGACGATTGCCGACCGCTGCTCGGACGTGAACATGAACCGAATACCATTCTGATTCATGTAGGCGAGGACGTCGTTAAGACCTTTGTTGGAGTCCAGCGTCTGTTTCTGGTAATCGGTGAGTTCAGCGAGCGCGGTGTTGAACGCCATCGGCCCGAAGGTGGCGAGGGATGCCTGCTTGGCATCAAGCTGGCCGGCGCGGTCGGCCATCATCTCCGCGAACGCCTTGAGCCCACCGGCCTTGGTGATTTCGTCACCTCCGATGCCCAACTTCTCCAACGCATCGAGCTTGGAGAGCTTGAGGTCGCTCGGGAATTCGTTGCCCTCGCGGTCGCGGCGCATCGGCGCGCGGGCGGCAGCGGCGGCGAGGTCTGCGATTTGCCTGTCGTTGGCTGCCGATGCCATGATTCCTGTAAGCACCGTCGCTTGCTTGGGGTTCGCATCTGCGGTGCGCTCGAACGAGAGCGTGAGCGCGTCGGATTCCTTCGTGAGCAGATCGAACTGTCGGCTCGTCTTGTCGAGCGCCAAGTCAGCGATCCTCGTCGACAGTCCGGTCGCGTCGTTGATGAGCGAACCGAACGCGTAGCCGAGCGCGAGCGATTGCGCGAGCAGGCCCGCGTTCGCCAGCGCCCCCTTCATGCCGACGTTCTGCCGGCCCGCGCCGGCCGACTGGTACACGTAGTTGCCGTTCTCGTCGTACGAGTCGCGCGCGCCGCGGCCCCACGCCATGAGCGACGAGCCGCGCGAGGCCAGGTTGGTCCCGCCCTCGGTCGCACGGCCGCCGAGCACGCCGGCCACCTTCACGGCCAGCCAGATCTTCCCCATCGTCATGAGCGCCTCGCGGTGCTCGACGAGGAACCCGACGGCGTCCTTCATCACGCCGAACCCCTTCGCGATGCCGTCGCCGATGGAGTGCGCGATATTCGCGACCTTGTGCTCGTTCGCGGAGAGCCAGACGTTCCATCGTTGGATCTCCGCGGTCGCGGCCTTAAACAAGGGCAGCCCGACCGCGCCGAGCCCGATCTGCAGCTTGTCCTCGAGCGTCGAGGTAACGCCGGTCCAGCTCGTGGCAAACTCGTTCTGCGCGTTCTTCATCGCCTCGCTGTCGAGCGTGGCGCGGACCAGCTGGAGCCGCTTGCCAGCGCCCATCTGGCGGAACTCCTCCATGGTCACGTGCGCCATGCCGAGCATCTGCTTGGCAAACATCATCCGAACGCTCACGTTTCCGCTGAGCATCTCGGAGATCTCGAGCGCCGTGTACGCGGACTCGTAGCCGAACGCCTTCGCGGCGATCACCCCCTTTTCGGTGATCGTCGTCATGTCCTTGATCGAGCCGCCGGCCTGGAACGTCGCGACCGCCACCGCTTTGCCGAAGGTCAGGATCTCCTGCGTGGTGACCGGGGTCTCCGTCGAGAACTTCTGGAACTCGAGGTAGAGCTTTTGGGCGTTCTCGGTCGCCTGCTCCCACGTGCCGCCGAGGTTGCCCTGCAGCATCGCGGAGAGTCCGATCTTCGCGTTCTGCACGTTCGCGTTGAACCCTACCAACGCCTTCGCGGCATGCCCGAGTACGACGGCAAGCCCGGCTGTAGCAGCGGCCCCCAGAAGGCCAAAGGATGATGCCGCGTCGCGGTTTGCGCGCTCCAACTGGCGAACGTCGCCCTTCAACTCCTGGGTCCCAACCCGGCCGCCGCGAGCGTCGACGGTGTAGCGAATTCCTACATTGTAGACAGTTTCAGACATTTACATCACGATCATCTGCTAGGCATGGTAGGTTCAATGGAATGACCAGACGATGCATCCCGCTCTCCGTCCGGTTCCATGCCAAGGTTGATCGCTCTGGCGGCCCCGATGCCTGCTGGCCATGGATCGGATGCCTCTCGTCGAATGGCTACGGAGCCATCTCTGATCCGGCGATCGGCAACCACAGGAACTCGCACCGAGTAGCGTTCGAGCTCTCCTCGGGGCCCATTCCGGATGGTGCGTGCGTGCTCCATCGTTGCGACAATCGTGCGTGTTGTAACCCGTCGCACTTGTTTCTGGGCACGAAGCTTGACAACGCGCGGGACATGGCGCGCAAGGGGAGGGGCCGGACTCGGCCCGTGATGGTGGGAGCCGACCATCCGGCCGCCAAGCTGACGGAGTCCGATGTACTTAAAATCCGACACATGTTCGCAGACGCGACGCATCCAAGGACGATAGCCGACTTGTTCGGAATCTCTATCGTGACCGTGAGCAACATCGCGCATCGGCGGTCCTGGACGCATATTTGATGGTGCACTCATCGTCGTTCGTCTTGCGGTCTGCTGCTCCCCGCCTCGTTCGCGCGCTCGATCAGGTCGGTCAGCTCCTCGTTGGCCAGGTAACGGTCGGTCAGTCGCATGTCCAAGTAGTCCTCATGCGAGCCGGGCCACCCGTGGTAGTAGGCGCGCGTGTACTCCTTCCAAACTAGCCGGCGAGCCTCCCAGGCGAGGCGTTGGCGGGGATCCCGTCGGTCCGAGGCGCGGACACGCCCACGGTCCGTGCCCCTCTCAGCCCCTCGAAGAACTCCTCTGCGGGGAGCCCGTTCACATCGTTGTAGTACATGGCGAGCGCGTCCCACACGCGCTTGCCCCAGTCGTTGATCTCAGCGAGCGGCGCCCCGGTGTTGTTCACGTGCCGGTAGGCGACGGTGCCATCCTCCAGCCGCGCGCCGAGCCCGACGATCGCGATCCGGATGCACTCGCGCTCCTCGGCCTCACGCGACAGCTTCTGGCTGGACTTCTGCATCGTCGTCATGAGCGCGTCCGCCATCTCGGCGGCAGCGATGACGTCGCGGCTTTTGAGCTCGCGCACGAAGATCTCGGCGCACTCGGTGACCTGCTTGGGGAGGACGTACTGCTTGATGGGCCACGGCAGCGGAAATCGCTGCCGCAGCTCGCGCTCGAACCCCTCAAGCGCGTCGTTCCGTGGTTGCTCCATGTGCTTGCTCCTGTGCTTGCCGGCGAACCCGCGCCGGCTCGGTCAGATTTTCAGCAGCTCTCGCCGCTTGAACTTGCCGCTGTACTTCCCCTTGATGACCTCCTTGCGGCCACCGAACGATTCCTCGTCCTGCTTGAGGAATCCGAGGTGAAACAGAGCCGAGCGTCCGCCGATGGACGGGTCGGCGAATGTGTAGATCACCGTCATTGTGATGTCAGCCGGCCGCTGGTGCTTCTGGAATCGGGTGATCATGTCGTCCACGTAGTTGATGCTCGCGTCGTCGATCGTGTCGATCGAGAGCCCGACGTCCCACCCGTGGTGCTGGAAGTCCAGATCGGTCTCGTCCTCGCCAAGGTAGTCGTCCTCGTCGATCGTCGAGCGCGGCGTCGCCGTGAAATCGCGCACCTTGATCATCGAGCCCTGCTGCAGGTCGCCGTCCGCGGTGATCCGGATGTTCGCACTTCGGCCACGTGTCTTTGAACTCATTGCGATTGCTCCTGTTATTGCTGGATCACGGTGCCGGTGGCAATGTCGGTGTCGAGCACGACGGCGAGCATGTGGCCGATGAGCTTGACCCGCCAGAGGATGTGTTCTTCGCCCTGCGCGCGCTGACCCGGCGTGTTCACGCTGACCTGGTCGACGCTGAACCCGTTGCCGCCGTCGGGCGAGCGGTCGATGACGCGCGAGGCGAGCTGCAGCCCGAGCGAGAACGCGGTGAGCTCGGCGCCCATGAGTGCGCGGATCTCCGGGGTGTTCTTGCCCTTGACGTAGGTGCGCAGGCGCGTCGCGGCCGACAGCTGGAGGAAGTCGGCCATGCGGCGCCGCGCCAGCTCGGTGCGACCCGACGAGAGGTTGGTGGTGAGCACGGAGCGGAACTGGAACCCGTCGCTGGTGCGCTCGAGCGTCGAGATGCCGGCCGCCTTGAGCGCGCGGAGGTCGGGCACGGAGAGCGTGGTGTTCGTGACGCGCTCGATGCCGGCGAGTAGCGCCACCGTCTGGAACGAGCCGGCGTGAATATCCACGTCGACCTGGGACATGATCGACGCGAGCCAGACGTGCGGAGCGGTCTGCATCTCCTGGCTCGTCGTCGGGTCGATCGTAAACGGGCTGTTGTAGCACCACACGATGCGGTCGCTCCGCGTGGTGATCTGCGTGCCCACCTGCGTGACCTCGGTGCTCACGCTCTGGCCGTGGGTCTGGCTCCAGGTGAGGAACACCCGATCGGAGACCTGCGAGCTCAGCGTGACGAGGTTCGAGTGGAACGTCGCCGCTGAGCCGGTCACGATCTCCGGCACGAGCACGCACCGGACGTCCGGGAACACCGCGAGCGTGTTCACCGCGGTGTTGTAGTCGGTGACCGTGAGCGTGCCCTCGGAGCCAGCCACTGAGGTGTATGCGGCGACGGTTTGCCCCAGTAGGGTAAACCCAAGCGTGTCGGCGCCATCCACGCCGGAGGCGCTGTTGTTCGGCCGCCCGTCGGCCAGCTTCACGAGGTCGACGAAGCGCGCGACGTCCGAGCCCACGAGCGCGGCGGTGTTGTCCACGCCGGTCGAGATGTCGACGTTCTGATAGACGATCTGCTTGTTCAGGTACTTGATCGTCAGGTTGAACTGCGTGCTGATCGCCGAGGTCGCCGCGGTGACCGACCAGCCGACCAGCGAGCCCCAGGCGCCGACGCTCGACGCGTCGATGCGGAGTACGGCGAGACCGCCGCCGCCGGCCGTGTTCTCCAGCGTGAACGATGCCTTGACCGCGTCGCTCGCGTGGACACGCTGGACCACGAGCGTCCCGAAGGACTTGTTCAGCAGCGCCTTCCAGACCTCGCCGACCAGCGTGCCGCCGCTGCCCTGGTCTCGTGTTCCGTAGATGTTCACGAAATCGCCCACGTTCGTGATCGTCTGCGGCGCGTCAGGGCCACGGACGCACTTGCCCGCAAGGCCGGTGATGGAGAAATCGGCGCCGCGGATGAACCCGGACGGGCCGCGCTCGGCGACGTACAGCGCCTCGAGCTTCGCGTAGTCGGCGGGATTCGTGCTGAATATCACGTCGGTGCTCATGGGTCTCCTACGCGGGCGAAAGCGTCCCGTCGGCGTTGATGCTGACCAGCTGGACCGCGCCGGCCGATGACGTCGAGTCGCCCGCGACGCCGAGGGTCAGCGTTTCGATCGTGTACACGGGCGCGTCGATCGTCAGGGCCGGCACCGCGACGTCGACCTGGATCCGGCTCTCGTAGCGGCGATCGAGAGCCAGGGTCTCGACCCACTGATCCTCGTCGAGGTCGAAGTAGGTGGTCCAGTCGCCAACCTCGGGACAGGCCGTGACCGTGAACACCAGGATCCCGGGCTGGTGCATGCCGCTGATCGGGTGCTTGGCGCTGAGGAACAGGTTGAGGACCTGCGCTTCAAGCACGGCGCGCTGCCGCGGCGACGACGCGATGATCGAGATCACGCACGCGGCCTCGTGCCACCCGACTTGGTAGACCAGCACGTTGCCGGGGAGCGAGCGAACGGCCTCGACGGTGTCCGCGTTGTAGAGCCACTTGCTCGGCTCGATCGAGAGGTTGGGCACCTTCTCCAGCTCGCCGCTCGGCGCCTGCCCGGCGCACGTGCGGCCCACGAGCGCTGGGATGTTGGCCTCGACGAACGCGGTGAACGCCTCGAGTGCGTCGATTCGCACGATGCACGGGACGGTCACGGCTGTTTCTCCGCGTTCGCCAGCGCCCGCTCGAGCTCGTCGATCATCACCCGGCGGATCTCGGGGAGCGCGTTCTTCACGAACAGCCGCGCCGGCGTGCCCTTGACCGCGATCCGGTGCACGATCGCGTTGGTCACCTCGCTGATCACCGGGTCCTCGCCGTGGTACGGCCGCATCGTGACCGTGGCCTCGATCCGAGGGCGCATGCGGCCCTTGCCACCGAGCTTGCCGCCTCGGTAGTGCCGGCGGACCCACTCGTAGATCGCCGTCCAGCCCTCGGGGCTCATCGGGTGCGGGCGCGAGCCGAGCTCCACGGCGGCGATGTTGGGGTCGCTGTTGACCAGCGTCGCCAGCACGCCGTCAAGGTCGCCCTCGAAGTCGGCCGTGCCCGGGTTGACCTTCCACCCGGCCTTCATCGGCCCGAGGTCGACCGGAGTCACCCGGACCACCACG